GGTAATAGGTCTCTGCGTCCTCTCCGAGCGGGTGATGGGCGTGGCCGGGCGGGTAAAACTTTGCCGATACCTGCCCGAACCGACCGTTCCGGACCATCTCCTCGAACTTCGGCTCCACCTTTCTCGGCTGGGCCGCCAGCAGCCTCTGGTCATGCTGCACGCTTTCGGTCCACCCGTAGGCAGGGGCGTCCTGGCTCGGGTGGCCCACCACCAGAGGAGCCTCGTGCACGCCTGTATCGTAGACATCCGCGATGGCGGAAATGTCGCCCTCGCTAAAGGTCAGCTCATGGCCGGACTCTGTGACGTGCGTGCCGGCGCGGAAGAACGGAATGCGGTCCATCGGCGGGAGCGGCGCCTGCAAAAATCGGGATGCTACCCCACACGATAGCCCCCTAGACGACAGCCCACGTAAAAAACACTTTCCAACAACATTCCACCACTGCCCCCCCTGCCCCCGCCACGCACAAACACTATCCCTCTAGACTCTCCCGATAGTGATTCGCCACCATTTTCGCCGCCACCGACTTGTCCTCTTCTCCCATTCCCACGTACGGCCGCGCCAGCAGCTCGCTTTTGATGAATCCCTTCATCTTCCCATCCGAGCCCAGCTGCTGAATGCGCGCCTGCGGTTGATTGGACCCGATCCGTGCCCCCTCTTCGTCGGCCGCCGTAGCCAGTCGCCGCAGCGTCCCTGACTCCTGAAGGATGCCGCGGCTCCGTTTCCGTTGGATGTAGCCCTGAAACTTAGAAGTGGGCTGCTTCTGCCCGCCCACCCGCTCGTATGCCTGAGCATCATCGCCGTACCGCTTGCGGAAGGAGAGCTCAAAGGTCGCCGCGCTCAGGGGTGCCCACTCTTCTCCACTCGGACTTTCTTCCTTGCGGAATGACTCCTGGGAAATGCGAAAGAGCATCTCCGCGATGCTCTTGTGCAGCGGCGTGAGCTCCACCCCCTCCAGTCGCTCTCGAAGCGACGGGGTGAGCCGTTCGGCCGAAATCTCAAAGCGAACAGGCATGAGAAAATGACCAATGAACCAATAATCTACTGACCCCGCCGATAGAGCCGCACCCCGCCCCGCCGCTGCCGCAGCTCCTCGATGGCCTCCTTCTCCGCCGTGGCCACCGCATGCCAGCCCTCGTTCGTCCACTGCACCAGCGTCCACGTCGGCTCGCCCGTGCCGGTGTCCCACCGCGCCAGGTAGTAGCGCGCCCCCAGGTACTGCCCGGGCGCCTCCGCCGTCGGCTCCAGCCGGGCCCAAATCTCGTCCGGGTCGCGGATCGTGCGCCCCACGAGCTGGGCGTACGGCCGGAGGGCCTCCGGCAGGTCGGCCGCCTCCTCGTCCATGATCACCGGCTCCCCGGCCTTGTCCGTCAGCACCTGCCCGCCGCCGGAGGTCGGCCGCCCGCCGAGCTCATTTACGAACTGCCGCCGGTAGGCATCGGCGGACTGGTCCGCCGAGAGCAGCTGGGGCGCATCGTCGGGGGCCTCGGTCCCCTCCGGCGACGAGCCGTCTACCAGGCGGGCCGGGCGGGGGGAAGGCATCGAGGCATCCCCCTCCGGCGCCGTCACGGCCCCGGCCGGCACATCTTCCGCGGACGTCGGCCAGTTTTCCCGGAACGCCGGCGTCTGGCCTCGCCGCCACGATTCACCGGGTGAATAATTCCACGCCGGATCGATGCCCTTCGGGATGTCCTCGACTTCGCCGGTGTTCGGATTCGTCCACTCGTAGGTCTCCACCTCCGGGCTCTCGCTCACCTCCAGGCCCTCGGCCTCCATCTCCTCCTTGCTCAGGCTGACCTTGATGCACCCGCAGCCCCACCCATTCGGCGGATCGTGGTCCTCCCACCACGGGTCGTCGTGGCGAAGCACCATCCCGTTCCACACGTATTTGTGCCGCTCCCGGGGATTCAGAGCGCCGGTGTGCAGGTATTGCCAGAACGGCCGCTGCTCTAGCACGTCCGGGTCGGTCATCCGCTCGTTTCGCCCTGCCGCGTGGGCCGTGCGCATGTTCGTCTCGTAAATGACGCGCGTGCGCCAATTACGCCCGCCCCGAAAGTCCCAGCCCCGCTTGGCGACGATGTCGTCAAAGCGATCCCGAAAGCCCTCCAGCGTCTCCCCGTCCTCAATCGCCGCCTGCACCGCCCCCTTCAGGTCCGCCAGCAGGTCCATCTTCGTCGCGCCGCTCACCACGAACGCCCGGTCGTGCTCGCTCCGCACCAGATCCGTCCAGCGCCGCGTCGGCAGCTCCGTCTTCTGGCGGAGGTACTCCAGCGCCTCCTGAAAGGTCAGCTCCTCGGGAACGACCGGCATACATCGACAGAAACCGTGTTACTGGGATGTTACTGTGTAGATCGTGGGTGACGCGTAGCAGAGCACACAAACGCCCCCGCCCCGCTCAGAGCCCAAAATAAGCGCTCAGAGACCACGCCTCCGAGTCACCCCTCGCCCATCATGCCCTACCCTGACTCAAAACCCATGACCCATGAACTCATGACTCATCAACTCATGACTCCTCTTGCCCAGACGGCGCAAGCGTCGTCTCCCGGTCGATGACCTCTACGCGCCCCCCGGCCCGGCTCGCGGCCATCCCGTCCCCCAGCACGTCGCTGAGCGCCTCCGGGTCCATCTCTGGGTAGAGCTCCACCAGCCGCTCAGAAAACTCGCTGAGGCTGCCCGCCTCCGCCAAAAGATCCCGCACCTCTTCCATCCACTGGGCCATTACCTCGTCGGCCGGGCCGCTCACGCTCTCCGCGAAGCGCTGCGGAATCGGCGTCTCGTCGCTGAACTCTGCAAACGCAGGGGACGACCCGCCGCGGTCCGCCGTCCGCGGTCCGCCGTCCTTTTTTTCGTAGGTGCCGGGCCCGAACGTCTCGTCCACGCTTTCCTGCGTGCGCTCCCAGCCGGCACGGGACATCATCTCCGTCTCCTCGGCCGCCGTGCTCCGGTCTTCCTTGTCGTCCTCCTCCAGCTCGTGCCGGATCGTCGGCACCTCCGCCTGTGGGAAGTTCCACTGCACGAGCCACTGCATCGGGTGCCGTCGCCAGGACTGATACAGGATCGACGCGTCGGCCCCGACCACCTGCTCCTTCACTCGCTCGTGCACCTCCCCCTGCGTGGAGTCGAGCCCCGTCGACGCATCATCCGACGTCATGGTCTGCGACAGCACCACCTTTGCAATGTCCGCGTTGCGCGCGTCCTCGAACGCCCGGTACATGTCGCCCTGTGAGCCGCTCCCGCCCTGCAGTTGATCCACCTCGATCCCTTCGGGGACGATGATCGCCTCGTCGACGTACATCGCCCGCAGGGCCTGAAGCAGCTTCGACCGGTCATCCTTGCTCGTCCCGGCCGGAAATTTTCCGATTGGGGTAGGGTGGGCATACCTGTCCAGGAAGGTGAGCGTGCTCTTGATGCCCTCCCGCTTAAACGTCACGGGCCAGTACAGAAAGTGCGCCAGGCCCATGCCGTACGCCAGGTCGTCGTGGTCCCCACCCGTCACCGTCCACCACATCTTCCGATCCGGAAGCGCTCGCCCATTGGTCTCGCCGGGCACGTCGAGGCGCGGCTCCCCGTCGTTATCAAAGCGAAAGCGACTTCGCTCGCGCACCTTCACCTCGTCGGCAAACACAAGGTCCCCGTCCGTCGCCCACATCATCTCCGCCACGCTGAAGCCGTAGAAAACGGTGTAATGCATCTTCTTCAGGGTGGCCTTCCACTTCGCGTGCTGCATCTGGTCCTTCACGAAGTCGGCCGCGCTCTTGTCGACGTCTCGATCCGAGGCCGGCTCCACCGTCCAGTCCAGGTCCGCCACGGCCAGACGCCGCTGCTGCAGGGTCGACTGCACCTGCGAGTCAGAAAGAAGCTCCTTGTACCCGTCCAGCCCCTTGCGGCTGCGATTGAGGATCGGGTCCTCGTACTTCCGCAGGTCGCTCCGGTACCGATTCGTAGGATCGGCCCCGTCCCCGCTGGCCGACGGATGCGTCACCTCCTTGGTCGTCTCAGGACCATCGGAGCTCACAACATTTCCGTCCGGATCGAAAATCGGCATACCAAAATGACCCAATGATCAAATGAGCAACTGACCAATGCCCCCTCACCCAAACCCCCGCGTCACCCGATTCCCCCGCACCGTCCCCCATCCGGTCTCCTCGTCGATCGTCCCGCCGCGCCCCTCGCCGTACTCGTCGAGCACCTGCTGCGAGGACCGCGTGCCGGCCGACTGGCTCTCCGTGATGGGAGCGCCCTGATGCTGCCGGGCGTACCACAGCATGCAGCCGGCAATGGCCGCGTCCCCGTGCCGCTGCTTCCCATCGGCGCCGTCCCGGCTTTTGCCCTTCGGCACCATCGGCACGCCGCTGACCCGCTCCACGTCCATGTGGTCCTGGAGTACGTCTGCGTCCTGCGGCAGGGCAACCTCCGCGTCCTGAAAGGCCGCCCGGTAGCGCGGCATGTGGTCCATGTACCACGACCGCGTCGCCTTCACCTCGTGAATCCGCGTCGGGCCGAACCGCTGCCGGGCCCGTTCGGCCAGGAAGGCGCCGTTGCCGTTCGCGTCGAAGGCCCCACTCACGAAGCGCGGCAGGTGCTCGATGACGTAAAACACGATCTGCTTCTGCGCCTCGAACGGCACGTTGCGCATTTCCAGCACAAACAGCGCCCCCAGGCTCAGGTCTGTCTGTTCCTGCGCCGGAATCACGACCGACAGGTCGGCCGACCGGGCAAAGTCCTCCCCCAGCATCGACTTCAGGTTCCCGTTCGCGCTTGCCAGGTATGGGCGCAGATTGTTCTCACACCACTGGTGGACATCGCTGCGCCGCTTGCGCTCCGGCTCGTCCACAAACTCGTCCTCGAGCTCCAGCTTGACGACCGGAATGTCTTTCGTGAGGCACCGCTCCACCTGAAACCGGCTGAAGTACTTCCCGCCGGACTCGGAGGGGACCACGTCCAGCTCCTCCTCGGCGTCCTCCCCGTAGAACTCATAGATCTGGTCGATCCACTCCTCTTTCTCTGGCAGCTCCCCGCCGGCCACGAGGTCGATCCGCTCGTAGAGCCCCTGCTCCACCGCGTCCATGAAGGTCGTGCGGTGCACCGAGTAGGGCTTTCGCCCGGCGCGGCTGTCCTCTACCAGCTCGTTAAAGGCGTTGTCACGGCCGTTATGCGTCGAGATGATGTGCACTCCACCGCCCCAGACCAAAAACGCCATCGCCGCCTTCAGTAAACCAGCCGGGTCGTCAACGAAGGCAAACTCGTCGATCACGACCCGCTCGCCCGGATCCCCCTTCGACCGAAGGTTGCGGGGCGTACTCGGGAGCGCCTGGACCACGTTGCCGCTGGCGAACTCGACCTCGAACACCTTCACGCTCTCGCTTGGGTCCTCCAGGACTATCTCCCTCTCCTCCATCTCCGAGGCGCTGAGGTCGTACCACTCGGCCCACCAGGCCACGTCCTCGATGAAGCCCTTTGTCATGTCCTGGTTGTACGCCAAGTAATACACGCTCCCGCCCCCTGCGCGGGCCGCATACAAAGCGGCGCCGGCGGCCTCCGCCCAGCTGATCCCGATCCGCCGCCCCTTCTCGCAGATCTTGACATCCGAGTCGTCGGCCACCCACGCCTGCTGGTAGGGGAGCAGGATCGACTCGGGGACCGCCCGCTCCAGCCGCCGCGTCACCTCGTCCTCCCGGTGCGCCCCCCGTTCTATGGGCTCGGACTCGGCCATGACAAAAACGCCATCAATGATAAAATGGCAGAATGAACCAATGCCTACTCCGTAATGCCTAGAATCTTCGCCCGAATCTTCTCCGCGCCCTCCTCGCTCAGCCCTCCGTCCCGCGCAATCTCTTCAGCCTCCTCGGCGGCCTGCTGGGCCTTCTCCCGCATCTCCTGCATGAACTTCTTCTGCTGCACGCTGGCCTTCTGCAGCCGGGCAATCGCGTTCATGAGGCTGGTAAACTCCACCTCCTGCTCCTCCATTTCCATCGAGGTGAGCAGGCCGAACGCCTTCTCCTGCACCACGGCCGTGAGCGCGTCCCCCAGCGCGCCCTCGTCGTCGCCCACCTGCTCGGTAATCTCCTTCGCTTGGGCGGTCGCGATGCGCAGCGCCTCCAGACGGTCCTCAAACTCCTGGCCGTACCGGTGCACGGAGCTCTTGCTGATGTCGTATCCCTGCTCGGCCAGCCAGTCCGCCAGATCCTCGTAGTTCTGAAAGCCTTCTTCGACCAGCTTCTCGTCGAGGGCCTCCCGGACGTCCTTGGGAAGAGACTTGACCTTTGATCGGCGCGGCATGATCGGGGGGACGTGGTGAATGTTACCGAAGGTCGCTGATCCCGTCGGGCGTCGTGACCGCACCTTCGACCACGTCGATCCCGTCCGAGCTCAGCTGGGCCTTCCAGACGTCTTTGTGCCGCTGGGAAATGTCCACCAGGCCCTTGTCGTCCAGATAGTCCAGCTCCTTCCGCAGCTCATTCGGACCCACCTCCTCGTAGCTGTCTCCCAGCGTCCGCATAATCAGCTGCTCGGAGGCGCCCGTCGGGCGAGCCACGTTCAAGATAAGAAGCACATCTGCACGCAGCCCCTCGCGTCGGTGCCGATTAAAGTCGGAAGGCGCAGGCATTACGGACTGTTCTGCTGGTATTGGTCCTTGTGAAGGCGTTGCCGAATTTCGGCTACTGAGGTCTTCAGCTCTGTTACGTCCTCCCGCAGGTGCCGCATCGACACGTCTCGCCCGCCCTCGATGCGCACCCAGTCCTCGCGGTGCACGTACTCCCGGGTTACCTTCTCCCGCAGGGTCATCACTTGCTCTCGCAGGCTCCCCACGTTCTCAATCCGATCCTCCAGGCGTGCAAACTCTGCGTCGATCGCCTCGGCTCTGCTTTCCAAGCTTTTCTCCAGGAACCATTTGAGCACGCCCAATGCAGGCCCCACTATGATGGCGTTGGCGGCACTTACGATGCCGACAATCGCCGCAATGGCTTCCCAGCTCATCGGCGGTCCCCCACGTGGCGTCCACGCGTCGAGTCTCGGTAGGCATTGAGCAGGATTTCCAGTTGGCGCGCGTACCCTTGCAGCAGCATCACCGACCGCACGTAAGCCCGGGTCACCCGTCTCGGCGAGGCTGATGAGTCCACGCGGGCAAGGGGCAGGGCAGGGCGCTCCGGAATAGCAAGCGCCGGGGCCGGCGTCGGCACGGGCACCGTCACCTCCACCGGCGGCGGGCGGCGGGCTGTATCCGCACTCTTGCAGCCTGCAATAAGCCCGATCAGCACAATCAGCAGTGCGCCGAAAAGAAACGGACAAAGGCCCCAGCGAAAATGTAGAAGCGGTGCATCGGCCATCACCAGTCGGTCGCAAGTGAATCAGCTTGGCGAGCGGCCCATCGGACGGCCGGCAGGCATCCCTTCACAGTATCCGGTACAGTCACGGCAGCGGCCGCCCTCGCCGCGCGTCGGCGGGCGGCCGCTGCGCTCTGACGCGCCCGATCGAGGCGGCGATCGAGGCGGCGGGCTTCCGCCTGCAGGGCCTCCACACTGTCGCTCTGGCGGCGCGCAATGGCGCGCCACTGCGAGAGCCGCGCCCCTATCGCGGCCGTGTCGGCCTGGAGCCGGTCGGCCTGGGCCTC